CTAACCAACGCAACCCACAGTGGCCGCACACTGATTGTTCCCAATGGTACGCAGGACAACACCTACACACTGCCCACCCCTGTGGCTGGTTCGTACTTCAGCTTCGTCTACGGCGGCGGCGCAGCCGATGCGACCGACTTCATCATCGACACCGGCGCAGACGCAAACTTCTTCATCGGCGGCGTGACCTTCCACGACACAGATGATGGTGCAGTTTCGGTTGTGTTCTCGGACGGCAACTCGAACTCCAAGCTGCAGGTCAATGTACCGGCTGCCGCGCAAATCCATGTCATGGGTCTTGACGGCACCAACTGGCAGATCTGGGGAACCGCCGTCGGCGCGACTGCACCTGCGTTCGCAGATCAGTAATAGGAGGTCGGCATGTCCGGTTCTGACGTAAAGGCCAAGTATATCGCGGCCGACACCACCGCTGCCGATGCTGATGGGGTCTGCCAGTCGCAGACCCCAGCGGCGGGTGGCGTGCAAGATCTGACGATCAATGGCGCCCTGTCCTCGGGCGGTATTGCCACGTTCACCGCTGCCCGCTTCATCACAATTGCTTCGGCCTCTGACGACAGCGGCCGAACTTTTACGGTGATCGGAACAGACGTGAGTGGGAACGCACAAACGGAAACGATCGCAGGCCCCGCCACGACCGTAACCGGAACGCTGTACTTCCGCACTGTCACACAGGTAACAGTGGACGACGACACGGCTGGTGCCATCACTGTTGGTATGTCAAACGACGCCATCGATGTGGTCTACGCTGGTCGCGCTCGTCTTCGCGGGATCTACCTGATTCACTCTGGTACAGCGGGACTCTTGTCGTTCCGAGACGGCAGCGCAACAGGCACCCCGCACTTGCAACTGGCAACAGTTGCATCGGCCGGCAGTGATCGTGACATCATCATCCCCGATGAGGGGATCATGTTCGATGGCGGGATCTACCTGCCGTATACGGCCGGCACAACGGTGTTTTCCAGCTTCACCGCCATGTACAATTGAGGTGAGCAGTGTCAATCTACGACGTCAGATCGATATCGCAGGTCGGCACGGTAGAGCCGTTTGAACTGCAGGTGGCTCGGGGCCAAATCCCGGGCCACAGCAACGATGTCTCCTGTTATTTCCAGATCGTCCTGGTCCAAGAGCGAGGACCTCTCTGATGGATCCAGCCTCAGTCACACTTGCGATAGGTGCCGCGAGTAAAGCGTTCTCGATGCTCAAGCGTGGGTTTGAGATTGGGCGGGATATCGAGTCTATGCACGGTGACATCCAGAAATGGATGGGTGCCTCAGCTCAAATCTCTGCAATTGAAAAGACTACAAAAAATCCAAGTGCTATTACACGGCTTCTAACGGGCTCTGGCAACATCGAAGCAATGGCAACACAGGCCGTGCTGGCGCGCAAACAAATCGAAGCACAGCGCTACGAGCTGAAGGTGTGGGTGTCGATGACCTATGGGATCAGTACGTGGGAAGAAATACTGCGTACCGAAGGACAGTTGCGCAAGCAACAACAAGCAGCCGCTGAACAGCAACAAGCATTTTTTGCAAAGGTATTTCTTGGGTCCGCTCTTTCTGCTACTGTTGGTATAGGTGGTGGACTGCTGTACTTTTTCGCAATGTATCTAAAGGACTTGCAACAATGAAAAACCTGACGGCAATCCTTGAGGCGGTAGCCCCTACACTCGCAACTGCAATTGGTGGACCTCTTGGCGGCATGGCGCTCAAGCTAGTGGCCGACAAACTTGGCTTGCCAGAAGCTACGTTAGAAGCTGTAGACGCAGCGGTAACAAACGCCACGCCAGATCAATTAGCAGAAATCAAAAAAGTTGAAGCTGATTTCAAAGTGCAGATGAAGCAGCTCGACGTGGACTTAGTCAAGATCGCTGCCTCTGATCGGGATAGCGCCCGCCGCCGCCATGCAAGTGTCAAAGATATGACGCCTACTGTCTTGGCCGTGGGGACGCTGCTTGCGTTCTTTGGATACATCGGAGCGGTTACGTTCATTGACCACACTGCCGATCTTGGCCTTATCAACGTCGCCGTGGGTTGGTTGGGCGGTAGTGCTTCTGCTGTTATTAGTTTTTACTTTGGTGCAAGCAACACTTCGGAGAAAATCACATGAGCTTTAGACTTTCAGATCGCAGCTTGAGCAAATTGCAAGGCGTTGACGAACAACTCGTTGCGACTGTCAAGTTGGCAATCTTAAACACAAAGATAGACTTTGGTGTAATTTGTGGCCTTCGCACCATCGAAGAACAGCGTGTTCTTGTAGAGAAGGGTGCGAGCAAGACCATGCGCTCTAAGCACTTGGACGGTAAAGCCGTGGACCTGATGGCCTATATCGGCAGCCGTGGGTCGTGGGAGCTGAACCTCTACGACGACATCGCCGACGCTATGCAAGAAGCAGCTGTGGAGACTGGTGCTGTTCTGCGCTGGGGTGCCGCGTGGCACATCAACGACATCCGCGACTGGGATGGTACGATGGAGGACGCCATGAACTCCTATGTGGACCTGCGCCGCAGTCAGGGCAAGCGTCCGTTCATCGACGGCCCACACTTCGAAATCGCCTGATTAGGGAGAGCGGGGATGGCAAAGTCACCAGCATGGCAGCGCAAAGAGGGCAAGGATCCAAGTGGTGGCCTCAATGCAAAAGGTCGTGCGTCCGCTAAAAAGCAGGGCATGAACCTCAAGCCCCCTGCGCCGAACCCGAAGAACAAGAAAGACGCTGGGCGCAAGAAGAGTTTCTGCGCCAGGATGGGTGGAATGCCAGGTCCGATGAAGGACGAGAAAGGCCGGCCGACACGTAAGGCACTGTCGTTGAAGAAGTGGAACTGCTGATGGGCAACGTACAACTCACGCATGAAGAGCTCGAAGCAATGCTCGACCGCGCCGCCAAACGCGGTGCGAGGGCCGCGCTGCAAGAGCTGGGTCTCCACGACGAGAACGCGCCGCGGGATCTTGACGAGCTGCGCGGACTGTTGTCTGCTTGGCGTGACACTCGGTCCACGATGTGGCAGACCGCGGTCAAGATCATCACGACAGGTACGTTGATGTTTATTGCGGCCGCGCTCTGGATGTCCTTCAAAGACAAAGTGGGACAATGACATGAATCGTGGTAATATGGCCAAGCAAATCACGGAGGTTCCAATGGCTGGATGTAAGACTAAGGGCATGAAGATGGGCGGCAAAGTTATGGCCGGCTACAAAAAGGGCGGCAAGGTCAAGATGGCCAAGGGCGGCAGCGTCGACCAGTCGATGTGCAGCCCCCGCAAGCAGATGGCTATGGGGAAGATGAAGTAATGGCTAAACCTCCTGGGCTGTATGCCAACATCAACGCCAAGAAGAAGCGCATCAAGGCTGGATCTGACGAAAAGATGCGGAAGCCCGGTTCCAAGGGTGCGCCTACGGCTAAGGCGTTCCGTGAGTCGGCCAAGACGGCGAAAAAGAGGTCCTAAATGGCTGATAAAGAAAAACCGTACAAGCTCCCGATGGTAGGCAAGCCTCCCAAAAAACGCATGTCTAGAGCTGACTTTGAAGAACTGGTCAGAACCATGGGAGCCAGAGCGGCGCAAGACTATATGCGGGATAATGACGTAAGCTCCGACAAAGGCGACAGGTTTCCCGTCGTGCCAACGAACCCCAGCGTTGTTGACAGCGCAAGAAGGGTAACTAGCCTCGGGCCGTCGCCTTTTGCGCTCGACGACGAGTCGACCGAGGCCCGCAATTCTAGGGCGACCCGCGACTCTGCCGCTGAGACCGTACGCCGTGCGACCGGCATGAAGAAGGGCGGAATGGTTAAGGCTGGCAAAGTAGCCAAGTTTAAAAACGGCGGCTGCGTCATGGCAGGCCGCGGCGTCCGCAATACAAAGGTGCTGTAGAAATGACAACCTCAGGCACCCGAAACTTCAACCTCGACATCGCGGAAGCGATCGAAGAGGCGTACGAGCGCATCGGTAAAGAGATGCGGACGGGATACGATGCCAAGACGGCTCGTCGCTCGCTGAACCTGATGTTTGCCGAGTGGGCCAACCGCGGGCTTAACCTTTGGACCGTGGTGCAAGATACACTGACCGTGACGCAAGGCGTGGCGCAGTACACGCTGCAGCCAGACGTCATCGACATTCTGGACATGGCGCTGCGCCGCGACGGCACGGATATCGAGATGGAGCGCATCAGCCGCTCCGACTATCTGGATTTCCCCAACAAGACAGATCAGGGGCGGCCGTCCCAGTTCTTCTTTGACCGGCAGATCTCCCCTGAGATCAATCTTTGGCAGACGCCGGAGAACTCCACCGACCAGCTGGTGTACTACTACGTGCGCCGGATCGAGGACGCGGGTGCGCTTACCAACACGACGGGGATCCCGTTCCAGTTCTACCCATGCATGGTTGCAGGCCTGTCTTACTACCTATCCATCAAGCGTGCTCCTGAGCGAGTGCAGATGATGAAGGCTATGTACGAAGAAGAGTTTCAGCGCGCAGCGATGGAGAACGTGGACAAGGTTCCGCTGATCCTTCGGCCGAGCGGCAGATACATGAGGGTTTGATGGCATTCGCTTCTGGCAGCAAGGCTTATGGGATTTCGGACCGGTCAGGGTTCCGCTACCGCCTGCGCGACATGCGCAAGGAGTGGACGGGCGCTCTAGTCGGACCGGATGAGTTTGAGGAGAAGCACCCACAGCTTACCCCTCCGCGTCACAATGCTGATCCGCAAGCCTTGCGCAATCCCCGCCCAGATGGACCAGAGACGCTTAAAGTCTTTGTGGGAGGCCCTACTATTCAATCGCCTCGCCTTGAGAGCGTTCGTATGATAGGTCGCGTTGGACAAGTAACGGTGGACATCACATGAGCTTTACGTACGCCCAGCTAAAGCAGGCCGTTCAGGATTACCTCGAGACGTCGGAGACATCCTTCGTCAACAACCTTCCGCTGTTTATCCGGATGGCCGAGGAGCGCATCCTGAAGAACGTGCGCTTGAACCTGTTTCAGAAGAACGCCTCTGCAGTCACAACTGCGGGCAACCAGTTTCTTGCAGTTCCTCCGGACTTTCTGTCGCCGCTGTCGTGTTCCGTGACCGTGGACGGCGGCAAAGAGTTCCTCCTGTTCAAAGAGCTGGACTTCGTACAGACGTACAATCCGGACCCAACGGTGACGGGTATCCCTCAGTATTTTGCAACGTTTGACGTGGACAACTTCATCCTGGGCCCAGTGCCGGATCAAGCGTACCCCGTCATTCTGCACTACTTCTACCGCCCCGCCAGCCTGACGGCAGGAGCCGAGGACGGCGTGACGTGGCTCAGCGAGAACGCAGAGCTGTCGCTGCTCTATGGCACATTGTTCGAGGCGTACACTTTCCTCAAGGGCGACCAAGACATGATGCAGCTCTACTCTGCACGCTTCTCGGAATCTTTGGGCCGTCTGAAGGACTTGGGCGAGGGCAAGGAAACAACGACCGATTACCGTGATGGTAAGGTTCGCATTCAGAGGTCCTAATGTTTGAAGCAAACAGCAACGTGGGTTCTCCCTTCGTCGTCACGTCAAGCCACGGCGGCCACAGCCCCGAGCAGGTGGCGGAGCTTTGCGTCAATCGGTTGATCCAAGTGGCGGAGACGGCTCCGCCGGAGCTGGCCGTGCAGGCGCGGGCGTTCCGCGAGCAAATGTTGGCAGTTGTGCTGCAGTATGTTAAGGTGGCTGTAGCAGAGGATCGAGTAGCGGTCATAACGAAACTTGAGCAGGCGGGCATGGCCGATTTAGCTCATCAGATCAAGGTCGTATAACGTGGCTTTTACCGGCAATTTTCTTGCTACGAGCTTCAAGCAGCAGATTCTTGAAGGGGCGCATGACTTCCGCGTCACCGGTGGGGATACGTTCAAGCTCGCGCTGTACGACAGCAATGCCTCGTTCACGGCCGCAACCACCGCGTTTACCGCGACCAACGAAGTGCCCAACTCGGGCACTTATGCTTCTGGTGGCGGCACGCTAACCCGTATTGACCCAACGTCTTCTGGCACCACGGCGTTCACTGACTTCGCGGACATCTCGTTTACGTCGGCCACGATCAACGCCCGTGGTGCAATGATCTACAACAGTACCCCGACGCACACGTACACCAACCCGACGGTGGCGATTCTGGACTTTGGCGAAGACAAGATTTCGACAACGGGTACGTTTACAATCCAGTTCCCGACCGCGGATGCTGCGAATGCGGTGATTCGTATAGCCTAAGGAGGGCCACGCATGACCCTCTCCCCTGGTACAGTTTGGGCCAACATAGAGCCTGACTCAGGCACAGCTTGGGCCAACATAGAGCCTGACTCAGGCAATGAGTGGACGGGTGTCACGCCCTCTGCTATAACTTCTTGGACAGATGTCGCAGCGTAAGGAACAGGTATAATGCCTAGCACGTTCACAGGAAACACTGGTATCGAGCTTATTGCGGACGGTGAACAATCCGGCCTGTGGGGACAGACAACAAACGGCAACCTCACTATCGTGGATCGCGCGCTGAACGGCTCCGTCAACATTTCGTTGTCGGGCACCACGCATACACTGACCACGGCGGACGGTGTTCTGTCGGACGGGCAGTTTGCGGTCTTGGTGTTTAACGGCAGCCCGAGCGGCACGAACACGGTTTCAATCGAGCCCAACACGGCGCAGAAAACCTATTTCGTGACCAACAGCACCGCGCAGACCGTTGTCCTGTCGCAAGGTTCCGGTGCGACCGTCAGCGTGCCCGTGGGCCGCTCTCGGATTGTGTTCACCAACGGTGCCGGCGCCGGCGCCGCGGTGTTCGACATCACGAATACGCTGTCAGGTACGATGAGCCAACAGAACGCCACTGCGGTCAACATTGATGGAGGCACAATCGACGGCACGACCATTGGTGGAGCAAGTGCTGCGGCTGGTACATTCACTACGGCAACGGCTACGACGGGCAACATCACAACCGTAAACGCCACGACCGTTGACACGACCAACATCGAAGTGACGAACATCAAGGCAAAGGACGGCACTGCATCGGCTACGATTGCAGACATCACTGGTGTG